TGCTTTTGAAAGCTGGTAGCAAACTTTCCACTATCTCTTCTCAGAAGAACGTTATGTCTGACGTAACTGTTACTGAGACTTTCCCAGTTGACTTCGGTATCTACGATCTTAACGAATTCCTTGGCGCAATGTCGATCTTCGAAGATCCTGAGTTGGAGTTCAGCGATAAGGTTTGTAAGATTACTCAAGGTAACATGAGCATCAAATACTTCGCAGCTGATGCGTCTGTTTTGACTGCTCCAACTAAGAGCATCACTTTCCCTGAAGCTGAAGTTAATTTTGAACTCAGCAACCAGATGTTGACTATGATTCAACGTACTGCTTCTGTGTTGAAATCAGCTGACGTTTCTATCGTCGGTGCAGATGGTCAAATCACTATCGTTGTTGGCGATAAGAAGAATGCTACTGGTAACTCTTTCAGCGAACCAGTTGGTACAACTGATAAGACTTTCAAAGTAAACTTGAAGGTTGAAAACTTGAAGATGATCCCTGGTGATTATTCAGTTAGTGTTTCAAGCAAGAAAATCTCTCGCTTCAAATCTAGCACTACTGGTGACTTGGTTTATTATGTTGCTGTAGAAGCGGACTCCACCTTCGACTTCTAAGTGTGACTGTTCGGGGAGAGAGAAATCTCTCCCCATTTTTATTTTATTATGGAGTTATTATGATTGAACAACAAAAAGACCAATTCTTGTGGGTTGAGAAGTATCGCCCACAAAACATCGACGACTGTATCCTCCCTGATGCATTGAAGAAAACTTTTAAAGATTACGTCGCTCAAGGTCAACTCCCACATATGCTTTTGTGCGGCACAGCTGGTATTGGCAAGACTACTATTGCCAAAGCCTTGTGTAATGAGATTGGCGCAGAATATATTATCCTGAACGGTTCGGACACTGGTGGACACATTGACACTCTCCGTACAACTATCAAAGGCTTCGCCACATCCGTATCTCTGACTGACTCTAAGAAGGTTGTTATCCTGGACGAAGCAGACTATCTGCAAGCCAACTCTACGCAACCTGCTCTTCGTAACTACATGGAAGAGTTCTCGGCTAACTGCCGCTTCATCTTCACTTGTAACTATAAGAACAAGATCATTGAACCCCTGCATTCTCGTTGTGCAGTTGTTGAGTTTAAGATCGACAACAAAGATAAGCAACAAATCGCTGCTCAGTTCTTCAAACGTGCCACTCAGATTCTGAAGCAAGAAGGTATTGAGTTTGACCCGAAGGTTGTGGCTGAACTTGTTACTAAGCACTTCCCAGACTGGCGTCGAGTGTTGAACGAACTTCAACGCTACTCTGTGTCTGGTAAGATTGACTCAGGTATCCTGATCAATATGTCTCAGGACTCTTTCAAGCAACTGGTTGGTTTCATGAAAGATCGTAACTTCACCGAAGTTCGTAAGTGGGTTGCTAAGAACGCAGACGCAGATACCACTGCTTTGTTCCGTGAGTTCTACGACAACGCATTAGATTATATCGAGCCTTCAACTATCCCCAACTTGGTTCTTGTGCTTGCTGACTACCAATACAAGGCAGCTTTCGTTGCTGACCATGAGTTGAATATCATGGCTGCTTTGACCGAACTTATGGTGCAATGTAAATTCAAGTGAGGTTGATATGGAGTTTCTAATTTTATTAGGTGCACTTGTAGTTGGATTCATCGCTGGTTGGAACGGACGCGAGCGCCACGCTATGAATACTATCCACAAGATCCTCGAAGAAGCAGAGGAAGCTGAAGAATCCGCTGAAAAACCAGAGCGCATGCGATTGGAACGTCACGGTGAGGTTATCTACGCTTTTACTGTTGAAAACGATACATTCATCGCTCAAGGGACGACTCTGGAAGAGTTAGATTCCGCTATTCAGAAACGATTCCCAGGGAAGAAATTCCTGATCAAGGAATCCAACCTTGAAGAAGTCGAGTTGAAACATGAACGTATTTGATTATCTTAACGCTATTAATCTGACAAAGGAAGATTTATTTAAACAACCTAACGCTGACAAGGAATATGTCCCATATATTGTCAACCGAGGGTTATCTTATTTCCACGACACAGTTGTTCAGGCTAACACTATGAACCAAAACCACCATATTCCAAAAGAGTGGCAATTTGCGTTTTTACTAAATAGTGTAACCAAGAAGAAAAGGTTCTCTAAATGGCACAAAGCTGAAGATGCCACCGAATCTTTGAAGTTGGTTCAGGAGTATTACGGGTATTCCAGTGAAAAAGCCAAGGACGCTCTAAGCGTTCTTTCCGATGAACAATTGAATGAAATAAAACAAAAATTAAATAAAGGTGGAAAATAATGTCAGAAATGATTTACTATGACTGGACACCCGATTCAATGCTAGAGGTAACACTCGCTGAACCAGATAACTTCTTGAAGGTTCGCGAGACCCTAACTCGTATTGGTATCGCATCCAAGAAAGACAATACGTTATACCAATCTTGCCACATCTTACATAAGCAAGGTCGTTATTTTATCGTACACTTCAAAGAACTCTTTGCGCTAGACGGCAAGGATTCAAATATTACTTCTGGTGATATTGAGCGAAGAAATGCCATTGCTGGTTTGCTTCAAGACTGGGATCTACTAAAGATCGTACAGTCTAGTAAAGCAGAACAGAAGGCATCTCTTAGCCAGATCAAAGTCGTTGCTTTTAAAGAAAAGAACGAATGGAATTTGGTAGCAAAATATAACATTGGTAAGAAAGTTCGCCCACAAAGCGAATAAATAGTTTTGTCCCACTACCTTGGGAACCGTTTGACGTTCACGGTATAAGGCGTCGCCCAGCAGCCTTGGCTCTGGTTAAACAAACCAAGGATGACTATGCCTTCGGGGTAGTCGTTTAATTAACTCGCTTAAAAGGAGAAAACATGACAAGCAAACAATTCATCCCTTCGTTCTTTAGTCAAGATACTTTCAAGGACTTCGATAAGTTCTTCGTAGGTTTCGATGACCAATTGGTAAAGATGCAGAAACTGCATGACGACATTACCAAGAACATCCCCAACTATCCCCCATACAACATCAAGAAGATTGATGAGACTCATTACGTCATTGAGATGGCTGTCGCTGGCTTTGGTCAGACTGACTTAGACATCGAGATTGATGGTGGTAAGTTGATCGTCAAGGGAAATGTTAATACTACTGAGCCAGAAGACAACTTCTTATTCAAAGGTATTGCTGCTCGTGCTTTCACTCGTACTTTCGCACTTAACGACCAAGTTGAAGTTAAGGACGCTGAAATCTTCAACGGTATGCTTAAGATCGCTCTTGAGCGTCTTATCCCAGAAGAAAAGAAAGCTAAGAAAGTCGCAGTCAAAGAACGTGGCTCTAAGCAATTCTTAAACGACTAAGAGGTAGGGGAGGAAACTCCCCTTTCGTTTTATGTTAGTAAGAAAATTAACTGTATTAGATGCACAACGTATTATTCATAATCTAACTTCACTCCAAGGTGAAGATCGTAGACTACGATTTGGTATGATGTGCAATGATGATTACATAAGAGATTATGTTACAAAGTCTTTTGAACAAGACTCTAAGTGGTTTGGTGTTGATCATATTGACGGACATTTGGTAGCTACTTGCCACGCTGCCATCGTAAACGATGAAGCTGAACTAGGTTGTTGCGTTGATGAAGACTTCCGTGGTGAAGGTTTGGCACAACAGATGTTCGATAGAGCCGTAACATGGTTGCGCACAAAAGGTATCACCAACGTGTTCATGCATTGCCTAACTGAGAATGCCGCAATGCGTCACATCGCTCGAAAGAACGACATGACTGTGGTAAGTGGTTACGGTGACACAGACGCCAACGTTCAAGTGGAACCTGCAACACCTGCGACAATTCTAAAAGACGCATATATGGACAGGATCGCCATGTATGACATGTATTACAAAAACAGCTATCGCTTGTTTGACTTTTACTGGAAACGACAATCTCATACCTAAATAAAGGTATGATGAAAGCAAGAGTATCCCCAAATCTATTATCCTTCATTACGGTTCGACGTGGTGATTGGGTATTGAAGATATCCGTGTTTAAAACAAAACATGTTTTGTTAATTGCTCAGAATTATTATGCTACTGAACAAATTATAATCAAACATTTTAAACATCATGATGAAGCCGCAGATTTTATTGAAACATTAATTATTGAGGAATAATATGAGCAACGTAAAAGTATTTAAATTGATTAACGGTGAAGAATTAATCTCTGAGATTCATAATCAATATAACGATCATTTTGAATTAAAGAATCCAGCCAATATTATGTTACAGCCAACTCAGAATGGACAAATGGGTGTAGGAATTGCCCCATATATGCCATATGCTGATGGTAATGTAAAACTTTACAAGAGTGCTATCGCTTCCGAAGCCACCCCTGAACAAAGTATGATTAACGAGTATAATCGGATCTTTGGGGCTGGAATCGAGATCGCCCCAGCCAGTGCCCTAGCTGGACTCCGATAAGCCCTCTAAAGCCCTCTAAACCACCCTCTCGGGTGGTTTTTTTACATCAAAAATCGCTTTACTTTAATTCAGAAATAGGGTATAATTAATGTATGAAGCTGATAAAAGAAACTACTATTTGGAAAGACGTATCCCGTCAACCCAACCATACCTATCTCACAAGCGATAGTATGGACAAGATCTATGCTTACTTCAAGTGGCATAATCCGAAAGACTTTGTTATGTTGAAGACTCCGCTGCGTATTGACCGACGCTATCGTACCTTCAAAGTGATCCAATCTGGAATTAAGGATATAAAATGAATTTGAATGCTTTCTTCGAACAACTCGCTGCTAACTCTTCGCGCAATTATAAGATTGAGCAACTTGAAGCGAATCGCAATGATAAGGTTCTTCGTGAAGTTGTTCGTCTAGCCCTTGACCCTTTCACTCAGTTTTACATTCGTAAGATTCCGAAGTATGGACGAAACGCAGATACTGCTAACATTCCTTGGGCTCTTGATAAACTGTATGACTTGTCTCAACGTTTCGTTACAGGTAATGCAGCCATCGCGCACCTGACTAACATTCTTGAGTCACTTGAACCAGAAGACGCTAAAGTTATTGAACGAATCATTCAGAAGGATCTAAAATGTGGAGTATCAACGTCAACCGCAAACGCAGTGTGGACTGGCTTGCTGAAAGAATATCCAGTAATGTTGTGCAGCCAGTTCGAGCAAAAGCTGGTGGACAAAGTAAAGTTCCCTGCACTGGTACAACTCAAGATGGACGGCATGCGCTTCAACGCAATCGTTCGCGATGGTAAGGTAGAATATCGGAGCCGAAATGGAAAAGAAATCCAACTGTTGGGAAATCTCGACGCTGACTTTATCGCTCTTGCTGGCGACGTTGACTGCGTGTTTGATGGCGAGTTGCTTGTCACTAGTGATACTGGGATCTTGGATCGCCAGACAGGTAACGGTATTCTGAACAAAGCTAACAAGGGAACAATCTCTGCTGGCGAAGCCTCGTTGGTTCGCGCCACTGTGTGGGACGTTATTCCTTTCTTGTACTTTCAAGATGGTGAATGCACCACTCCATACGGCACTCGCTTTAATTCTTTGAATACCCTGATCAATAAGATTGAACCCGAGAAGGTTTCTACTGTTAAAAGCTGGGAAGTTGAAGACTACGAAACTGCCAAAGCCTTGTTCGAAGAAATGCTTCAGCGTGGCGAAGAAGGTATCATCCTGAAAGATAAAGCAGGTATCTGGGAAAACAAACGTTCTAAGACTCAGATTAAATTCAAGGGTGAACTTGAATGTGACCTGAAGATTGTTGGTATTGAAGAGGGCACTGGCAAGTATGCTGGTATGCTCGGTGCTATTCAATGCGAATCTTCTGATGGTGTAATTAAGGTTTCCGTTGGTTCAGGTTTTACTGACGCTCAACGCAAGTCCCTTGGAAAAGAAATCATCGGTAAGGTAGCAGCGGTCAAGTACAATATGCGTATCAGTAACCGAGCAGGTGAAGAGTCGTTGTTCTTGCCTATCGTTTTGGAAATTCGTTTTGATAAGGATGAAGCAGATGCCAGCACTCAAATTAAATGAACGTCGTAAATTCGATATGAATAACAAGGAAGATGTAGAGATCTATAAACACTTCCTTGTTCATAATGACTGGAAGATTGTGGGCAGCTGTCCCTTTGAATTGGAATATCCATATACAAGTGTTCCAGATATGATTAAAGATAAACTGGTTAGAAAGTTTTTGAAGGTGTAAAATGAATACTATGGGTGGCATTCCTGTGAACAAGATGTATGTGTTGGTTGGTGTTCCTGGTTCTGGTAAGTCCACTTGGGTGGCTAATCAGAAGTGGGCGAAAGATATGCCTATTGTATCCACTGACCGATTCGTGGATGCTTATGCAGAACAAGAAGGTAAAACATACTCAGAAGTCTTTCAAGAGTATATGCCTATTGCCGTGAAGTTGATGGCTAACCAAGTCTTGATTTGTCAAGCGAACAAAAAAGATTTGATTTGGGATCAAACTTCAACTACAATAGAAACACGTGCCAAGAAATTGCGCATGTTGCCTGAGTATTACAAGATTGCAGTTGTGTTTAAGACACCGCCGACTGCAGAGTTACAGAAGCGTTTGGCTTCTCGCCCAGGAAAGAATGTTCCATGGGACGTTGTGTCTAAGATGGCTTCTCAATTGGAAGCTGAGCCACCTTCTTTAGAAGAAGGTTTCGACGAAATTTGGTATGCGGAGTAAGTATGAACGAAGCTGAAAAGTATGATGCTTTCATTAAGCGTCTAGAAGAAATCTATCCACGAGCAATGCGTAATGTGTATTGCGGTGTATCCATCAACGAAGGTTGGTATCATATCACCACATTGCTCCTGAATCAAATGTACAACCACGTTGCTGCAAAACGTCGCCGTCGAGCGCATGATCTTATGTTGAATCGTGCCATCAAGAAAGGTTATGACGCAACGCTAAAGATTATCGCTGGTGATAAAGAGCCAAGCCAATATATGATTGAACGTGCTCAAGAGTATGTGGAAAATGGTCCATATGAACCTGAGCCATATGTTCATCATATTGAGGTTCATCAGATCAAAGAGAAGTTCGGTGGACTCCGTTTCTACTTTGAAGGTGGTGATGAATACTGTCGTGGTCTAGAAACAATGGCTGAGATTTGGGCTGGACGTACATGTGAAGTTTGTGGTGAAACTGGTCGCCAACGTTCTGGTGGTTGGGTTCGTACCTTGTGTGATAAGCACGAAGAAGAATATCAAAAGAGAAAATAATGCGTGAATATAATCCTGACCGTTGGGTCATGCTGAAGTTTAACCACAACGGTGAAGTGATTTATAAGATCCTCGGTTCGTGGTATGGTGGTTATGCCCGTGGTGACAGCTGGAAGCTGAACAGTGGTGTAACCAAGATTGAAGAAGACGGACAGACTTTTCTGTTCCATGGTTCAAGTGGTAGCGTGTATCGTTGCCACAAGAACGGGTATGGTATGAGTGGTTACACGTCTGGTGTTTATGCTAGTTTCCAGAAGGAAGTCAGCGAAGCTGAGGGTGTGACGCTTGAGTTGCTGCCTGAAGAAACTAATTTTATGGAGATTCATTATGAGTAAGTGGACATTAGAAGTTCAAGAGTCGCCTACTGGCGATCAGTTTATTGAGTTCCCGCCAGAGGCTTTGGAACAAGTCGGTTGGAAAGAAGGCGACGAGATCGATTGGACAGACAACGGCGACGGTTCTTGGACTTTGACCAAGAAAGAAGAAGAAAAGGTTTGGGTGATGGTTGAAGCACTCCAGACTTTCCGTATGCGTTATATGGTTCAAGTCCCTGCCTCTAGTCCAGAGTGGGCTCTTGATACTGTGACCTGCAACGAAGCTAAAGAGTTTTCTCAACTTGCTCTACCTGAAGTTATTTCTTCTCATAGAGTTATGACTGAAGAAGAAGCATTGGCTATGTGTGATGTTGATAATGACTACACTAAGTCTTGGACTAAAGAACAAAAGATTAAAGCCTTCTTCACGAAGGATGGTGAAGAGGTAGAACGATAATGTTTATGTTTGACGTTGAAACCCTTGGAGTTGATTCCAACTCTGTGGTGCTATCCGCTGGTCTCATCTACTTTGAAGGTGGTGAGACTTATCAAGAACTGTTAGACAAAGCATGTTTTGTAAAGTTCAAAGCTAAAGAACAGGTAGCTGCAAAACGTTCAGTTGACCTCAGTACTCTTGAATGGTGGAAGAACCAACATGAGTATGTTCGAGGCTGCGCTCTTGAACCTTCTTCCGATGACCTTACAGTTGAGCAGGGTTTCACTGTCTTGCATAACTATATGAACAAGGTTCCAAATGCCCAAAAGAAAACAATGTGGGCTCGTGGTTCTCTCGATCAAATTGTAATTGACCACTTGGCAAAGAAATTTGACTGCCAACCAATTACAGGGTATAATATGTGGAGAGATGTAAGAACAGCTGTTGATATTTTATACGGTACAACTAACGGATATGTTGAGGTTAATCAACCTGACTTCCAACGTGCCGCTGTAATCAAACACCACCCTGTTCATGATTGCGCTCTCGATATTATGCAATTAATGTATGGAAAAGGTTAATGGAATTTTATACAAACGTACAAGTCGCTGGTGATAAGGTTTTAGTTCGTGGTTACGAAAACGGACGACCTTACCAGCGACGCATTGATTTTATGCCAACCCTTTTTGTTAATGCAAAGGGTAAATCTAAATGGCAAACCTTGGATGGCACTTACGTTGATGAAGTGCAGCCAGGGAGCATTCGTGAGTCTCGCGACTTCATGAAGCGTTACGATGGAGTGCAAGGCTTCAACGTTTATGGTCAGACTAACTACGGTCTGCAATACATCAGTGATACATACGACTATGATATCAACTGGGATATGGAACAACTCAAAGTCTTTACGATTGACATCGAAACCAAGACTGAAGAAGGCTTCCCAAATATTGTCACAGCTAACGAAGAAATCCTTTTGATCACGGTCAAAGACCTGACATCAAAACGCATCATCACTTTCGGTGTTGGTGCTTTCGTTCATAATCGCGACGATGTAGTTTATATCAACTGCGCTTCAGAGCAACACTTGCTCAAAGAGTTTATCATCTGGTGGCAACAAAACTACCCTGACATTATTACTGGATGGAACACCGACTTCTTCGACACACCTTATTTGATTCGTCGAATGATTCGTGAACTTGGCGAAGCGCTTGCCAAGAAGATCTCTCCATGGGGTATGATTACTGAACGCAAAACGTTCATCAAAGGCAATGAAGAAATCCACTATGATGTTTCTGGTATTAGTCAGCTTGACTATCTCGAGTTGTACAAAAAGTATACTTACTCCAAGCAAGAATCCTACCGACTGGATTACATTGCAGAGCAGGAACTAGGCGACAAGAAGAAAGAGAATCCTGGTGATACTTTCCGCGACTTCTATACAAACCACTGGCAACAGTTCGTTGAGTATAACATTCATGACGTAGAACTGGTTGACCGTCTTGAAGATAAGATGCGTCTAATCGAACTTCACTTGACCATGGCTTATCAAGCTAAGATTAACTACGAAGACGTCTACTCGCAAGTTCGTATGTGGGATGCCATCATTTACAATCACCTTCGTAAGAAGAACATTGTTATCCCGATGAAAGAACACAGCGGTAAGTCAGAACAGTTTGAAGGTGCTTTCGTTAAAGACGTACAGGTTGGTTTGCATAAGTGGGTTGTGTCTTTTGACTTGAACTCATTGTATCCTCACTTGATCATGCAGTACAATATCTCTCCCGAGACTTTGACTCATGAAAAGATCTCTGTTACTGTTGACAAACTACTCAATCAAGAGATTGACACATCACACGCACACAAACGTGATTTGACCGTAACTGCAAATGGTTGGTGCTATCGTAAAGACATCAAAGGGTTTATGCCTGAGTTGATGGAACAGATGTATGCTAACCGTTCAAAGTTCAAAAAGCAGATGCTTGGTGTTCAACAAAAGTATGAACACGACAAAGGTAATAACGACCTGCGCAAAGAAATCAGCCGACTGAATAACCTTCAGATGGCTATGAAGATTGCTTTGAACTCTGCTTACGGTGCTATGGGTAACCAGTACTTCCGCTATTTCGATATTCGTATGGCTGAGGGTATTACAACTTCTGGCCAGTTGTCCATTCAATGGATGGCCAACGAGTTCAACCGATACCTGAACAAGATCCTAAAGACCGAAGGTAAAGACTTTGTTATCGCTATTGATACTGACTCAATCTATCTGACATTGGAAGAATTGGTTGAGCACTTTGCTGGTGATAAAGATACAAATGGTAAGATCAAGTACATGGACAAGATTTGCGAAGATATCTTCCAACCGTTCATTGATACAACTTATCAGAAACTTGCCGAGTACATGAACGCATATTCTCAGAAGATGATTATGAAGCGTGAAGTTTTGGCTGACAAAGGTCTTTGGGTTGCAAAGAAGAACTATGTGCTTAACGTGCATAACTCTGAAGGTGTTCAGTATGCAACTCCAAAGCAAAAGGTTCTTGGTTTAGCGATGGTTCGTTCTTCGACACCAGCCGTTATTCGTAAAGAACTGAAGAAGTCCATCAACGTTATTCTAGATGGCAGTGAAAAGGTTGTACAGAAGTATATCGCTGATTACAAGAACGAGTTCTTGACATACCCTGTTGAAGCTATCGCATTCCCTCGTGGCGTGTCAGGTTTGAAGCAGTATGCTGGTTCTCCGATCTATCAGAAGGGTTGCCCGATTGCTGTCCGTGCAGCACTACTATATAATCACTACGTTAAGAAATTTGGCATCGACAAGAAATATCCATTGATTCGTGAGGGTGATAAGATTAAATTCGTTTATCTAAGAACTCCAAACCCATTCCACGAAAACGTCATCGCCTTCCTGCAAGAACTCCCTAAAGAGTTTAAGCTGGATTCTTTCATAGACTACGACACACAATTTGACAAGACATTTGTAGAACCATTAAAAACAATTATTGAACCGTTGAACTGGCGTGCTGAAGAAACAGCATCCCTTGAAGACTTCTTCGGATAAGACACAAAGGAAATATATGAAAGTATTAAAATTTAGCGCATCTTGGTGCGGACCATGTAAAGCATTGAGCACCGTTATTGGTGACATGGGAGAACTTCCAGTACAGTTGGAAGAAATTGATATTGATGAAAACATGGAGTTAGCCAAACAATATGGCATCCGTGGTGTTCCCACTATGATCTTGGTGGATGAAAAAGGCTTAGAACAACGTCGTGTTTCTGGCGTTATGAATGAAGCTGCTGTTTTGAAATTTATGAAGGGTGAATAATGAGCTTACTTGACAAAATCAAAAAGAACTCCACAATCAAGGATACTGCTATCCTTTCTGGATCTAAATTCTTCACTAAGAAGGATATGATCCCAACTTCAATCCCAGTTATCAACGTGGCTTTATCTGGTCGCTTTGATGGTGGATTGACTCCTGGACTAACTATGTGGGCTGGTCCATCTAAGCACTTTAAGACTGCATTCTCTTTGCTGATGGCTAAAGCATATCAGGACAAGTACCCAGATTCAGTTATCTTGTTCTATGACTCTGAGTTTGGTACACCACAATCTTACTTCGATGCTTTCGGTATTGATACTGAGAAGGTTATCCATACTCCAATCACTGACATCGAACAGTTGAAGTTTGACTGTATGCAACAATTACAAAATATCGAACGTGGTGAGCGTGTGATGATTGTTATTGATTCTATCGGTAACTTGGCTTCTAAGAAAGAAGTTGAAGATGCGTTAGACGGTAAGTCTGTTGCGGATATGTCCCGTGCCAAACAGTTGAAGTCTTTGTTCCGTATGGTAACACCGCACTTGACTTTGAAAGATATTCCAATGGTAGTTGTTAACCACACCTACATGGAAATTGGTATGTTCCCGAAAGCTATCGTTGGTGGTGGTACTGGTTCGTATTACTCTGCTGATAACATCTACATCTTAGGTCGTCAGCAAGAAAAAGAAGGTACTGAAGTCGTCGGCTACAACTTTATTATCAACGTTGAAAAATCTCGTCATGTTAAAGAAAAATCTAAAATCCCTGTGTCCGTATCTTTTGACGGTGGTATTAGCAAGTGGAGCGGTCTACTTGATCTTGCACTCGAATCAGGACATGTTATCAAGCCTAGTAATGGTTGGTATTCAAAGGTAAATGTTGAGACTGGTGAAGTCGAAGACAAGAAGTATCGAATCAAAGATACTGATACCAAAGAATTCTGGATGCCAGTGTTACAAACAAAGTCATTCTATGACTTCGTTAAGGACAAGTATTCAATTGGTCAAATTGAAATGGTAAGTGATGAGTCTATCGACAAAGAACTTGCTGAATTGGACCACGAAGAATGATCAAAGCATACGAACTCTTGGATGAAGACGTTGAAGGAAATCAGTTAATTCGCTTGACTTCCAACGAGTATTCAGGTATAATTTATACTTACGGTAGAGTTCGTTTGCTTGAAGAAGAAGACCAACTGCGTGTTCAGTTTGAATATGACATTCAAGAGAATCCAGTTGGCGTTCTTGATCCAAGCAAGTTCAGAAATCACATTGGTGATATTCTGATTGATCTACTCGAAGAAAACTTATTAAAGAATAACATAGTATACACTGGCGGAACTGATGAGAATCGAACAACAAATTCTGAGTAATTTGATTCATGATGAGCACTATTGTCGTAAGGTCATTCCATTCCTAAAGCGTGAGTATTTTTCCGATCGTAAAGAATCGGTGATCATTACTGAGATCATCGACTTCTTTAACAAATACAATAAATCCCTAACACCTGAAATTCTAGCGATTGAAGTTTCAAACGCAAAAGGTGTTACCGACAAAGAAGTTGGCGACATTGGCGAGTACATCAAGACTTTGGTCAAGGCACCTGTAAACGAAGACTGGTTACTTACAAGCACTGAGAAGTTCTGTAAAGACCGAGCCGTTTATTTGGCTATCATGAACTCCATTAAGATCTTTGAGGGTAAAGATCCCACGCATGGACAAGACGCAATCCCTCACCTATTATCTGACGCACTTGCTGTATCTTTTGACAGCCATGTGGGTCACGACTACTTGGATGACTTCGCTCATCGCTATGACTTTTATCATCGCATTGAAGAGAAGATCCCATTCGACTTGGATATGTTCAACAAGATTACCAAGGGTGGTCTGAGCCGTAAGACTTTGAACATCGCACTGGCTGGTACTGGTGTTGGTAAGTCCTTGTTTATGTGTCACGTTGCAGCTGGCGCACTAACTGCAGGTCGTAACGTTCTCTACATTACTATGGAAATGTCAGAAGAACGTATCGCTGAACGTATTGACGCAAACCTTTTGAACTTGACTATGGATGAATTGAAGGTTGTCGACAAAGACATCTTTGAATCACGCATTGATAAACTGAAAAAGAAAACACAGGGTAAACTAATCGTCAAAGAATATCCAACCGCTTCTGCTCATGCTGGTCACTTCCGTGCATTGCTTGAAGAACTTAAACTCAAACGTGAATTTGTTCCAGATATCGTGTTTATTGATTATCTAAATATTTGTTCCTCTCAGAGGATGAAAGCTGGTGCGAATGTTAATTCATATACGTTTGTGAAAGCGATTGCTGAAGAGCTTCGTGGTCTAGCGGTTGAATATAATGTACCCATTGTTTCAGCCACACAAACTACCCGTTCTGGATATGGTAGTTCAGACCCAGGACTTGAAGATACTTCTGAATCGTTCGGTCTACCTGCGACAGCTGACTTTATGTTTGCTTTGGTTTCAAGTGAAGAACTAGAAAATCTGAATCAGATTATCGTCAAGCAGTTGAAGAACCGTTACAACGACCCGAATTACTATAAACGATTTGTGGTTGGTATTGATAGAAGTAAGATGAAATTATATGATGTTGAAGCATCTGCCCAAGAAGGCTTGGCTGACGCTGGACACGTCAAAGATGACAAACCATTATTTGATA